GCATTATGACCAATAGCAACACAACCTGTCCCATCAGTATCAGCATCTAAAGCATTAACACCCACCGCTACTTGTTCTACTCCAGTTGTATTTGCTGCTAAGGCATTTGCACCAACAGCCGTATTTAAACCACCAGTAGTATTTTCTTGCAGAGCATCTTTTCCTATACCAGTATTATTTGATCCAGTTGTATTTTCGGTTAAAGCCTTAAAACCTAAACCAGTATTTTGATTTCCTGTTGTATTAGCATCTAAAGAAAATGCTCCTAATGAAGAGTTTTCTGTTCCAGTTGTGTTTTGTCTTAAAGCATCCCTACCAACTGCTACAAGACTAATTCCAGTCGTATTATTTTGCAATGATCTAGAACCAAAAGCTGAATTTGCAGCACCTGTTGTGTTTTGATCTAGGGCAAAATAACCAAAAGCATCATTCACTGCACCTGTTGTGTTATTTCTTAATGCGTTATATCCAAAAGCTGAATTAAAACTAGCAGTTGTATTGCTCCCAAGTGCATTTACACCAACAGCAGTTAAATCTCCACCTGTAGTTGTTGCATCTAATGCAAAAGCTCCTAAAGCTGTATTGTCTGCTCCAGTTGTGTTATTAAGTAAAGAATTATATCCAACTGCTGTATTATTACTTGCTGTTGTGTTTGCATTTAAAGCATAAGCACCTACAGCAGTGTTATCTTCACCAGTTGTGTTGCTGGTTAAAGATTTCATTCCTAATCCAACATTCTCATTTCCAGTAGTATTCGCATCTAATGAGTCATGACCAATAGCTGTGTTTGAATGACCAGTTGTGTTTACATCTAATGCTCCAGAGCCAATAGCAGTGTTGTCACTTCCAGTTGTGTTATCGTTCAAAGCATCTTTACCAACAGCAGTGTTATCACTAGCTGTGGTATTAAAATTTAATGCTCCCTGTCCAACAGCAGTGTTGCTTGATCCAGTTGTGTTCTCACCTAATGCATTAAAACCTATAGCTGCATTATTACTTCCTGAAGTATTCGCATCTGAAGCATTAGCACCTACGGCTACATTACTACTTCCAGTAGTATTGGCATCTAAAGCAAAATACCCTACGGCTGTGTTATTTGATGCTTCATTAGCTCTTAAAGCTCTATCACCTACAGCAGTGTTAGCAGTTTGAGTAGTGATAGTTTCTAAAGCACCAGAACCTATTGCCACGTTATCTGAACCAGTAGTAAGTGACAGTAAAGAGTTCATACCAACTCCCACGTTAGAAGCTCCTGATGTTAAAGCTGTGCAACAAGATTTTCCAAGAGCAGTATTATTTCCACCAGATACAGAAGCATCTAAAGCACTTTCTCCAAGAACAGTGTTACCAGCAACAGAGTTTGCTCCTTTACCAATATTTACAGAATTTACAGTTCCATCAACAGCAAAAGCTGGCCCACCAGCTAACGTAAATAAATTTACATGAGCATTATTAGCAGTATTTCTTAGCTGCATAATACTTGATGTTGTATTAGCAAAAAATTGACTTGCGTAATTAGTACTTGGTGCAGACGAACCAGAATTATTACTTGAAATTGCTAATAAAGCATTATTTATATCGGCCCTGACGTTTGCTCCAGTGGAGTTATCTATTACATAATCGTGTTGTGCCATTTACTAATCCAAAATTTTCTCTAAGTATATCCTAAACCAACACTAACTACCACGCCCGAAACCTGTTGCAGCATATTTAAAGTTTCTGTTTACATTACTTGATCCATTCTTTATATCTATATCAAAACCTGTTGCGGAAATATTTGATAAAACAAAGAAATCTCCTGATGATTGATTTTCTATTGTTATTCCTATTGAAGGTAAAACAGAGTTAGCAGCGACACTTGTTCCTGACTGACCTGTGAAAAAGCTATTTGTAAAAGTAATTGATTTTGTAGAAGTACCACTTGCAATAAATCCTCCGCTTGATGCGGCTGCATTTCCAAGACTTGTTTCTGTTCTGCTTTCTAATTCTGCTGTATATCCAAGTTGATCTATTTCTATTGATTGTGCTGGGTCGTCAGAATCCATATCACATCTAAATTTAAAACCTCTTGCAATATACGTTCCATTAACAAATGGGTTAAATTGTGAAAACTCTGCCGAATATGTACAGTTTCCGCTTGTAGTTAAAGAAGTTGCAGAAGTTAGTGTAAATGTGTTTGCATCAGGCACAGTTTTTATTTCATAATCGCCATCAACACCTGTTCCAGAAGTAAAGTCAACAGCTACAAAACTACCAACGCTATATCCATGCGAGGACTTTGTGATTGTAATGGTTGTTCCTGATATTGCATAAGTGGCTGATACTGATAAATCAGGATCAGAGTCAGTTGTTGCAACTAATAATTTTGCTCCCACATCTACAGCAACAGAAGTTCCATCAAAATCAGACCATGTATCTATATTTGCTGTTCTTTTATCAATTAAATCATTTGGATAAAAACCTTGTGTAACAAAATGTCTTCTTAACCTTAATGGTTGCTTCCCTCCCAAATCTAAAGTATTTGCAAAGCTGTATGAACCTCCTGTAATATCAACAGCCCCTAAGAAGTCAAAGTCTGCTATTGCATCAAAATCTGTCACTCCATCTAATAGTTCAAGAGATCCAAGAACTAAACCATTAACTTCATCAGAGAAAAAACAATCTACTTTTGTTCCTTGAAAAGGTGGACTGTCCAAATCTTCTCTATCTGTTAAAACCGTTAATTTAGGAAATACATCAGGTTGTGTATTTACATTTGTAATTGTTGCTGTGCCAGAACTAAGCCTTCCGCCATCATCACGAAATTTTAAAAGATAAGTACCATTCACAATATTTGGCACGATTGACTCACTAATATTTCCAGAAAGTTGAGGCAAAACGTCCACTGCATTTGTAAAAGTTGCACCTGTTGTCAGGTTAGAGCTACGAATTACAACGTTTCCACCATGAATAACATCAACATCTGTTGATTTATCAAAACGTAGTCGTACAAACTGATCTGACAAAGGTTCTATTTGTACATTTTGCACATCTGCTGGTAAAGCCGTTTTACCTACAGTTGTAAATGTTGTCGTTGCTGGATTTGTACTTGGTTTACCTAAAGCGT